TTCTCAAACCATTGTTGAATGATGATGAGTTTGCCGAGAACCTTGTGAAGTGGGCTGACGTTATTCGTAAAACATTCGCCGAAGGTGGTGTTGATGAGATTGTCTCCACTCGCCGTTTGGTACACATTGCAAAGACTTATTCAATCTTCAAAGACCGTTCGAAGGCAATTCAACTCTGTGTGAATCGTTTTGACCAAGAAACCAAAGATTCGTTCCTTGACCTGTACTCGAAAGTTGATATCAAAGTGGCGGAGGCAAACACTGCACCTGTGATGCCGACCTCACCTGATGATGAAGTGCCATTCTAAACTGTGGTATTTTTCCAACAGAGTGGTTGCCACCAGACTGTCACTCTGTTACAATTGAATCTGGTAAACTTTTTCTCAAAGGATATATTATGCGTACTACCACTAAAATCAACCGTCACGAAAAAATTGCTTGCGTTATGCTCTCTGGCAAGCCTGTCTCTCCCGCTGAGATTGAGGCTTGCTTCAAAGGCAGTGACCAAGAAGGTGTTCTCTATCGCCTCTCCACAAACATCTACAACATCCGCAAAGATGGTGGAATTGTCCGTGTTTACAAAGATGGTCGAAAAGTGACTGCATATCAGTTGGTAAACTTTGACGAATTCTCTCCTGAAGGTCGTTATATCGGTAAAACTAAAACCGCACAAGTTGCCGTACAAGTAACCGAACAAGTTGCTGAGACTGTGTAATGGCAATCAATACTCCTAATTGGGGTATTGACCCATATACCGATATCAATTTCACATATAAAGATATTGATATAGACCACATGAATCATATCAAAAAGGTTTTGTTTGCAAAATTAAATTTATTGTTTTCTGGACTTCCAAGTGAATTGAGTGGCTTTCTACGTGACAAAGCAATTCTCACGGGTGGTGCAATTTCTTCACTCATGCATGATGAACCACCTAAAGACTATGATTTGTATCTACAGGACAAAAATGACATAATGTTCTTCAAACAATATGTCAATGACATGAATAAAGATTTTATTCAGGACGCCGATGAAAAATATGTTGAAGTGCAGGTCGAAGGTAAATTGGTGACTGCAAATGCCACCACATTTAAAAATGGCCTTCAAGTGATTACACTTGCTACTGCTGATTCACGAAGCACATTTGATTTTGTGCATTGTATGCCGTGGTATAAAATTTCAAGCCACACACTTTACATTTCGAAGAAGCAATACAATGCAATTCTAAACAAACAATTGATTAAGAATCCGCATAAAAATGCATTTGCACTTTCACATAAACGTATTGAAAAATACACTGCCAAAGGATGGAGTTTCCCTAAATGATTCGTATTATTTTTGCATTCATTGTGGTCTTTTTGATTTTCTTTTTCGGAATCAAAGTGTTCACCCAACTAAGTGGTAAAGAAAAGTGGGTTCTAACAAAACTATTTGCATATAGCATGGTCTGTGCTATAATCACTGTTGTGTTCCTTGCTTCTATTGTTGTTCTCTTTTAAAGGATTATTATGTCTCGCTTTCTGAAAATTTCTGTTATCGCCGCCGCTGTTGCTATGACTGCCGCATGTACCCGTATTGAAACGGGTGAGGTTGGTGTTCGTGTTGGCTTTGATAAACAAGTTCAATCTGGTGAATTGCTTCCAGGTTCTTTCAACCAAACTTTGATTGGTAATGTACTTACATTCCCCGTTAAGGATGTGAACGTGGTCTTGGAGAATATGACTCCAGTGGCTAAAGACAACTCTACCATGAAAGACTTTGATGCTGTAGTTGTTTACAACATCAATCCACAAACTGTTGCTGAATTGTACTCCACTAAGAATAAAAGTTTCCACGCTGAATTCAAGGGTGATACATATGTGATGTATAATTATGTTGTGCAAAATGCTCGTAATGCTATCTACAAAGCCGCTCGAAAGTATGAAGCATTGGACATGGCAGATGCCCGATCCGACATGGAGAACTTTATCAAGGACGAAATCGTTCGCAACTTGGCAGAAGAAAAGTTGGATGGTCCCATCACTATCAGCCAAGTTATGATTCGTAGCGTTGTACCTGCTGATTCTGTTGTTGCATCGGCTAACGATTTGGTTCGTTCAAAGAATGAATTCAAACAAAAGACTGTTGAAGTTGAAACTGCAAAGAAAGAAGCTGAACGTATTGCCGCTTTGAATTCAAATGCTGGTGCTATTCAATACATGGATGCTCAAACACGTATGACCCTTGCTGAAGCCGCTAAGATTCAAGCACAAGGTATCGCCGCCTTTAAGGGTAACACATTGGTGATTGGTGCTGGCGCTAACGTGAACGTAGGTAAATAATGAAACTCAAATGCGGACCAAAAGACTATTCCGGTAAAATGCAATGGCACGATTGGTTCGCATGGTTTCCTGTTACTGTGGCAAACAACGACTGTCGATGGCTTGAAACTGTTGACAGGCGTGGTAACATAGAGTACACTATGGATGGTCGTCCTTATTGGAACTTTGAATACAGAGCAAAAGGAATTTAAAATGGAATTTTTTCACTTCTATCTTGATGCATGGAAATTTTGTACAGACAATCACATTGATACAAACAATATTAAGCGCCAAGATTGGGCGACATGGGTGGTAGAAGTAGATGCGCCGGAGGAGATTTAAAATCAACAAAAGCAGGTCTGCCGTATCCAAAAGAATTGATAGATGGCTTGCTGAAATTGGAAGAGGTGAATCACGGAGTGGTTCCAGGAAAACTAGAAAAAAACATGTTATATGGGCTGGCATCAACAATATGTCTAAATTTAGAGCAAAAAGAATTGGTCACAAAACACCACCAAAAAGATTACTGTGGTGGAAAAATGAAGGTATACAAATGAATGATAATAACGGTGAAATTTTCTTAGGTGCAAATGATATTGCGGACCTGCTCATAAGCAAAATTTTAAAAGAGCGTTCTGAACGCCAACTTGAAACCTTTCAAACTAGGTTGAGCATGTATGCGACCAAAAAAGAATGGTTGGATTACATCGACACAATTCAGGATCTCCGCCGTTTTCAATATGAAAATGGAACCGGATATTTCTTTAATGATGATTCTTTGTCTTATTTGTTTTTCAACATTCACTCTACACACGTATCTGTTGAACTTGTGGGTGATGATGAATTTGTTGAGAAGTATGAAAAACAATTCGAAAATGATTTTGAGTTTGTAACGAACCAAATCGAATGGATCTATGCCGCTGATGGTTCTTCTATTGAGATTCCACTCCGCCATGACCGTATGCCAGTTGAAGAAATGTATCCGTTTCTTGAAGATCAAACACTCGCTGAATTCTATGACAACTTCATGCATTCATCTGCATCTATTCTGTTGTTGATTGGACCACCAGGTACTGGTAAGACTACATTCATTCGTGGTCTACTACAACACTCTGAAGCATCCGCTATTGTGTCTTATGATTCAAACGTGTTGGAAAAAGATTATGTGTTCGCCAACTTTATTGAAGGTGAAAAGAACGTTCTCGTTCTCGAAGATGCTGATATGTTCTTGAAAGCACGTGCTGAAGGTAACACAATGATGCACAAGTTTCTAAACGTTGGTGATGGTCTTGTGACTACACGAAACAAGAAACTCATTTTCTCAACAAACCTCCCATCTGTTCGTGATATCGATCCTGCACTGATTCGTCCAGGTCGTTGCTATGACATTATACACTTTGAAGAACTGACACAATCACAAGCTGAAAAGCTGGCAACAAAAGTTGGAACTAAATTGAATCGTGAACGTATATCATGGTCCATTGCCGATGTGTTTTTTGAACAAAACACAAACATGAAAAAGCCTGTAGAAAGAAAAATGGGGTTTATATGAGATATGAAATTTCTGATCAGTATCAACAATATCAATATTTTCTCGATGTTGAAGATATTCGTGAACTAAAACATGTAACACTTTCGATTAAATATCAAGGTGCTAAGTTTCCTGATGCCATCCAGTCTAAGGTTGAGTTTTTCCTGAACCCTGGTGAATGGAATCGACTGGTCGACACTCTGGCTAGCATTAAGTGACCTAGGCGCTCCAGGACGTTCCTGGTGCGTCTTTTTCTGTTGTTTTTTTGCAACAAACGTGAAATAACACTTGCCATTCTACTTGGTTTATGTTATAATATATTATGAACGCAAATTATTTTCGTATGTTAATCTCAGATGAGATTCGTGAAACTATCATGTGGTCCGGTCTCGCTGAAAATTTCCGTGATATCCGAACCAAAGAAGTTGATTCAAAAGGTAAAACCTTTTATCGCCTGAAAATGATTGAAGGTGAGATTTTGGTGTATTCACCGAAGGTCATCTATATCAATGGCCACAAAACCCATTCGGTACATGAGGCTAAACGGCACCTTCAATACAACTACATTGAAAAACTTTAGACATGGCATTCTATGGAATCCATGTTGCACTGCAACAAAAACTCCTATATAATCTAAGTAGTAACGCTAATGTAGATTACTATTTTTATTAACCCTCGCTAAATTTAGGAGAAAAAAATGTTCGCAACAGACACATTCATCGATACCGTCCAAGGTTCTAAAAAGTATTTTGTATCCGCTTTCATTACTGATGAAAAGATTCGCAAGCCATTAAATGCATTTGTTGATGCACAAACTGCATTCACAAAACAAATCTTCAAATCATTTACTGAAGTTTCGAAACATATAACAGACGAAGCTACAAATGCTGTTCAAAAAGCGGCTAAAGCTGTCTAAATAATTGGAGACAAACATGTCTTTAATTAAACAAACATTGGAAATGATTTGCGATTTTCTAACTGAATTTCGTAAGAATCCAAAGAATACAGGAATGTACTAAAATGCAAGAAAAAATTGAACAAGAATTTGATAAGATGATTGCTGAAATGCAAGCATTGGAAAAAAGAATTCAAGAATTGAATGTTAGTGGTATTCGTGTGAACGAAGAATTATCCGCAACAGTTGAAATTTTAAAGAATCAGATTGATGCCGTGACACCTAAATAAATCATCTGAAACAATTCTGGTTTTATTATGGACAATTTTGAGTTATTCCTGGAACAGGTAAAGATATATCAAGAAATCGAAGAACGCCGAAAAAAGAGGCTTTATGCCTTGACATTCGGCGTTTTTTGTTTTATAATGTCAGTTGGGTTTTATTTTTTTTATTGAGAGGTTATTATGTCTACATTCGTTGAAGTTAATTCGATTGCACCTAAAAACTGCAAACTCATTGTCAATCTTGACAATATCATTGAGATTGCTCCACTTGTTGCTGGTGGTTGTGTTCTTTATTTCTCCGCAATTGAAGCTGGCGGTCCACGTACCATGACGGTATCTGATGACTATAAAGCATTCATGCAATTTGCAATGCAAACAGTTTCTGCTGATGATATTGCGAAACGTTTTCCCAAAGCAAAGCCTAATATGTCAAACATCAAAGCACAAGAGGAAGGCAAGGGTGTTGAGTTTGATATTCCAAAATTATAAAATAAATGAATAATTTATTTTTAGGTATATTTGGATGGATCAAAGATGATTATCGTACTCATCCTATTCGGTTTGCTATTGAGTTGCTTGCTTGGGCTATTTCTATTGGCTGTTCGATCACCATGGCTCTTACTGTGCCTAACCCACCACTTTTGGCGTTATACCCTATCTGGATTATTGGTTGTTCTCTGTATGCTTGGGCTGCTTATACTAGGAAATCTTTTGGGATGCTTGCTAACTACATGTTACTTGTAACAATTGATTCAGTTGGTTTGATAAGAATGATTATGTGAGTTATATGTAGATGAAGTACAAACTTAATCAATATCTGAAATATTGGTGGAGCCTATGGGCAAAAGCGTTAGGTGAAAAAGCACATCCCAATGACCACAAAGCCGATAAGGTTGCCATCATACGCACTCTTATTGTATTATTGTATATCATCACAAATTTTTTTATTATTGCAGGCGTAATCCGCCATTGGTGAAAACATGAACATCTTTTATCTTGACCCACATCCAAAAACTTGTGCTGAGATGCATATCTCAAAACATGTTGTAAAAATGATTATTGAGTATGCACAACTTATGTCTACTGCACACCGTGTACTTGACGGTGAAGAATACATCGATGCATCATCTGGCCGTAAAATCAAACGCTGGCGCCTTGATGATGAACGTGAGCAACAGTTGATGAAAGCCTCACACATCAATCATCCTTCTGCTATCTGGTGCCGTGAAAATCTTGCAAACTATATGTGGCTCTACCGCATGTGGCTACACTTGCTAGAAGAATACACGTTTCGTTACGGTAAAATTCATGCATGTGCAAGGCTCAAAGATGCCCTCCGTTTTCCTCCAACCAAAATTGCAATCGGTGACTTCACTGAACCGACACCAGCGATGCCAAATGATATAAAAATTCCAGGTAATTCCTTGGCGTCTTATCACAACTACTACAATATTTCGAAGCGTGGCTTTGCAACATGGCAAGGCAAAATCAATTCACGCCCAACTCCAACATGGTATCAACAATGAGAAATACACAAACGGTGATGGCCGTACTTCAGGAAGAATGTGCAGAAGTGATTCAAGCTGTATCTAAAATCAATCGTTTTGGTATGCACGGTGAATGGCAAGGCGTCACAAATAGACAGTCACTTGTTACAGAGATTGGTGATGTTTTAGCAATTATCAAAGTATTGATGGAAGAAACCGATATAAATATCACTGAGAACGATTTAAATGTCGCCATTCAGGCCAAACTTAAAAAACTTGAAATATTTTTACCATATGATACTTGATAATTTTTTCCCATCTACGATTGGTCGAGAAGACCATCCAGAATGGGTTGATGTTCTTTTACCTAAAGTGAAGAACTATTTCGAAACACAACCATCGAATCAAGATTTTTATGCGAATGGTAAGACCACGCATAACATGAACTTAGATTTGCCTACGCATCCGGACTATGCCGAATTCTGTCAATTCATTATGGGTAAGGGTCGCAACTTTCTGGAACTACAAGGTTACGATCCAGGTCCAATCAAATTTAATCCATACTTCTTTTTGAATCATTTCAAAGAAGGTTCGGCACATCCAAAACATGTACACTCACAATGTACTATCTCAGGTATTTTCTACCTGCAAACACCACCAGGCTCCGCTGACATTAGGTTTTCACCTAATCAACCATTCAGAGATTTCTTTGATTACATGTTTCATGTAAAAGATCCAACCAACTGGTACGCATACAAACACTTTGATTACAAACCATATCCAGGTCTCTTGATGATGTGGCCTGCATGGCTTTACCATGAAGTGATGCCAAATCAATCCACCGATCCACGTATTTCAATTGTATTTAATTTATAATGCCTACCTACACATTCAAAAACTCAAACACAGGTGAAGTTGAGGAACATATTCTTAAACTATCCGAATACGATAAATTCAAAGAAGATAACACACATCTGGAGCGTTACTTTGCTTCGGAAGATTTGCCTAGGTTCTCCGATGCGGCTCGTATGAGCGTTCCAGGAACCAAGTCTTACGATTCTGCATTCGAGAAAGGGGTTATTCAACGTATTAAAGAGTCTGTCCCAGGAAACACGTTAGCAAAATCACACAAAACGAAAATGGGCAGGGAATGGTAATCAACTAACAACAAGGGGTATTAATGGCCAGTAGAAAATCTCCGGTACAAAAAAGAAATGATGTTATTAGTATGGATGAATATACACATACACATCAACCGGCAATAAACAATACACTAAAAATCAAATTAGATCATCTAAAAACGTTTGAGCCATTAACAGAAAATCAAAGGTTATTCTTTGATGCATACAAAAGAGGAGACTATTTCTTAGCACTCCATGGTGTAGCAGGCACCGGAAAAACATTCTGTGCATTGTATAAGGCACTAGAAGAAGTTCTCGATAAAAATAATCCATTTAAGAAAGTTATCATTGTTCGTTCTGCCGTACAAGGTCGGGAAATCGGTCACTTGCCAGGTGATGTAACGGAGAAAATGGAGATTTATCAACAACCATATGTTCAAATTTGTGATACACTTTTTGGTAGAAAAGATGGTTATCAAAGGTTGGCTGAACAAGGTTTTGTAGAATTCATCTCAACCTCATTCATTCGGGGTATGTCATTTGATGATGCAATTATTATTGTGGATGAAATGCAGAACATGACATTCGAGGAAATTGATACTGTAATGACACGTGTTGGTTACCGTTCAAAGATTATTTGGTGTGGTGATTACCGCCAAACAGACTTAAACAAGAAGAAGAATGATGTATCTGGTATTCTCAAATTCTTTGATGTTGCATATCACATGAAAGCATTTACAAAGATTGAATTTACTGTTGATGATATCGTCCGTAGTTCTCTCGTTAAAGATTACATTATTGCCAAACTTAAATATGAGGATGCAGAATGAGTACCGAACATGATAAAATCAAACACAGCAAACGCATTCATGCTGATGAAACGGCAATAAAAAAACAGGTGAAGATTGCAAAGTCTCATGGTATTGAAGTGAAAGAGCCACACAAGCTGGCGAAACACCATGCATTAGACTGTGGTCGACCTGGTTGTATCATGTGTGGAAATCCACGCAAAATTTGGAAAGAAGAAACGATACAAGAGAAACGTTTCAAACAGATTGAGGTTGAATTAGAATAATATGTTTACACATTGCCCACCAATGGTCCTTCCTGACCTAAAATCGGAAACACACTCTGACGGTAAACGTTATTACACCTCTCCGAGCGGTAAGCGTTTACCATCGGTCACGACCGTTGTTGGTGCAATGAAAAAGCAAGCCATCATGGAATGGCGGAATCGTGTTGGTGAAGTAGAAGCCAACCGAATTTCAAAACTTGCCACCGGTCGTGGAAATCGTGTGCATGATCTTGCAGAACGGTATCTAAAGAATGAAAAGATTGATTGGGTTCGTGAAATGCCTGATGCTGTGGAGATGTTTCGCACACTGATTCCACACATACAAAAAATCAATAATATACATTACATAGAACAAGCACTCTGGTCTGAACGCATCGGTCTGGCTGGTCGTGTTGACCTGATTGCTGAATGGGATGGTGTTCTATCGGTTATTGACTTTAAAACATCGAAAAAGATTAAGAAATCGGAAGACATTCAAGATTATTTTGCACAATGTACTGCATATTCTGGAATGTATGAGGAACATGTTGGTGTCTCCATTGACCAGATTGTGATTGTTATGGCTGTGGAAAATGAAAGTCCACTCATTTTTATTGAGAAAACTGATGACCACATCGGAACATTAGTGGAACATATTGATTTTTACCATAAAAACTCTTGACAACTAAATAAAGAACCTTTATAATAAAGGTTATGGTTGTATGAAGCAACTAGAAACGGATTCAAGACGCGGGGGCAGTGCCCGCCAGGTCCACCACAAGGATTTTATGTGGATGATACAGATAAACTAAAAGAGTTACAAGAAAACTTGGCCAAGGATCTAGTTCAACTAGAACAGAATAAATCAGTAACTGAAAATCAGTTAGATGATATAACCGAAATATACTCTAAAGTTTATGATATCGTTTCCAAAATAAAATCTTTATGATGGGCCTGACACAGGATCGATTGGGTCAAGAGTACAGAAGTGGACAACTCACCAGAGTAGGTGTAAAAACTAAATCAAAGTAAAAGCAAACGAAAGTCGCTTTTTGATGGCTGCTTGATAGCCATCTAGGGTTTTTGACAGTTTATCCTCGTAACAGAATTAAACTGTCTTTTTGGTATATTGATTGTTTGATGATTTACCCACTTTGGCCTTGGACATTTTCTGCAAAGTTTCTTTTGAGTAAATGTTCTTTTTGCCCTTATTCCAAGGTGATGAACCGGAAGGACGACCATTTTTTAGATTGTAGTATTTTTTACCGAATTCAGATTCTTTAATCATGCGAAGAAATCTAGCTTCCTCTTTTATAGCAGACTTCCTATCATTAAAGGTTTTGATTATTTTACGTTTGAAGTCGTTGGGTCTATATTGATGTTCTCCGTTAAACCAGCGTGATGAAGACACATAACTATCTGCTATGTCACCCTCATGCACACCAACATAGAACATTTTTCGGCTTTTGTCGAACCAGACGTATAAAAAGTATTGCATTATAATCCTCCAAGATATAATGTATTTAGCAAATGCGAACTTTCAAGAACGCATTTGCAGGGTTTCGGTTGGTTTCCTCGTAACAGAATAACCAACCACCACAACGAAAGGAAATAATGCAAAGTAAACCAATACTTTTAAGCATACTATTTTCCGCAGTCATTATAACGTTGTCAATGGTAAATATAAACTTATACAATTTACCATTCAAGGCCAGTTTTAGTTCTCTAGACAGAGAAACACAAAAACAAATAACATGCCTTGCCGACAATATTTATTTCGAAGCCGCACATGAACCTCTCAAAGGTAAGAAAGCTGTTGCTTTTGTCACCTTCAATAGAGTCATGTCTGGCAACTATGCTGATGATATTTGCGGAGTAGTTTATCAAAAAACCGGTAGTGTTTGTCAGTTCTCTTGGTATTGTGAAAGCAAACATACCAATAATCGCTTGACAATTAGAAGCACTTCATTGTATAATGAGATTCAACAGTTAGCTGTCAATATGGTTGTCAATTTTGAACGTTATGAAGACGTTACAAATGGTGCAACATATTACCATGCAGACTACGTGAATCCTCAATGGAATTTAAAAAGGATAGAGCAAATTGGAAGACACATCTTTTACAGAAGCAACAAAGACAAAATTGACAGAAACAAAGGAATCATCTAAGATGAATAAAGAAGTTATCACAGTAATCATTTGTATCACAGTAGCGATATGTTCTTCTATTGCCGCTTTTACAATTTACAATATCAATGATCGAAACAACATGGCAAAGAACATTGAATCGGCTATTCAAAAAGGAATTGATCCGATTTCAGTGAAATGTGCATATGAAACAAATACAAATGCAGTTTGTATTGCGTATTCAATGGGCAAAAAATAATGGCTACGAAAGAGGAGCAACGGAATTTCTCGGCCATCATCGAAGAAATCGTAAAGATTAAGAGAATTGGCTATATGGATGCGGTACTACTTCATTGTCAGGAGACCGGATTTGAAGTGGAGATTGCGGCAACACTCCTTACTACACCGCTGAAATCTAAAATTTCTGATGAAGCACAAGCCGCAAATATGATTAAGAAAGTGAATAAGTTGTTCATATGAATGAAGCCGGTGGGTTTGAAGCATATGCGTTGTTTCATGCATTGAAACTACATTTCACTTCAAAATATGATTATGTGAAGTATTCTGGTAAGACAAATGTAACCAAAGAACAATTCATGCTCCGTAAGGATAAGTTTCAATTCTATAAACTATCCCGAAAATACAAGCGTGATGAACTCTTTGGTTTCTTTGTCTCCAATATGCTAGTGAATCCGAAGATATGGGTGGGTGACCTCCTGTCCGAGGATGCCGAATCTGAGTACAAGGTGTGGCAAAAAACTCAACAATCTCTTTCCTATGTGTTCGAACAGGACCTCCACAGGCTGTTTGATTCGGTAAATAATCCGGAAGAATTACTGAAAGTGGTTGACGGGCAGTACCCCTTGTTGTATAATCTTTATATGCAAGGAAACACCACTAAAGAGACTTTAATTATCTTAAATGAGTTGTTAAACTTTTTGCCGATGTGGGTGAAAAAAATTGAAGATGACATTATCTTTCCAGAATTCGTAAAGAGTTGTGAGAAGTATAAACCATTTCTAAATTTTGATAAGCCTAAAATGCTTGATACACTCAAGAAAAACTTAAATCTGATCACAACATGATTGATACAATATACATTGATATGGATGGCGTCATTGCCGATTTCTCGAAACGTTACAAGGAAAAGTTCCGTGTAACACCAGAGGAAACACGGAGCAATAAAGAATTCAATGGTTACTTTAAAAAGTTCATTGATGATGCAGAATTCAGCACACTTGATTTGATGTCAGATGCGGAAGAACTGTTGCAGTTTTTGCATGAGTTGGATGTACACAAAGAAATTCTTTCGTCAACTGCACGACCTGAAAATCACGGAATGATTGCACCACAAAAACAAATGTGGTTGCTCAAGCACAACATTCACTATAAGGCAAACCTTGTTCCAGGTAAATCACTGAAATACAAGTACGCCACACCCAATTCCATAATCATCGATGACACTCAATCTGTTATTGATGATTGGAACAAAGCCGGCGGTATTGGTATTCTTCACACAGATGCCAAATCTACCATCGCAATCCTCAAGATGTATCTTTGAGTGTGCCTATATAATTCATACATTATGAAATATGTGGATAATTCGAAATACATTTAATACAACGTCATACAAGGAAAATACTATGTCTTCATTCGCAAATCTCAAGAGCAGTTCTAGTAACCTAGACAAACTCGCCAAGGCTATTGAAAAACTCAATTCAGCCGAAACTCCCACCAAAGATGACAATTTCTGGAAACCAGAAGTCGATAAAGTCGGCAATGGTTATGCAGTTATTCGTTTCTTGCCTCAGCCATCGGTTGATGGTGATGATGCACTCCCGTGGGTAAAAGTATTCAATCACGGTTTCCAGGGTCCTGGTGGCTGGTACATTGAAAACTCTCTTACAACCTTGAATCAAAAAGATCCAGTTTCTGAATACAACTCTCAGTTGTGGAACTCTGGCATCGAAGCAAACAAGGAAGTTGCACGTAAACAAAAGCGCC